ATTTAATATAATTTATTTAAATTAATATCTAAAATTATTCATATATGTGTATATTATAATGAATTCTAATTTTGACCTAAATATTAAGAACTACACAACAACGGAACTTGAAGAACTTTTTAATTTACCTGACAATTATGATGAATCGATAGTAGAAATAAAGGAAACAAAAATGAGACAAAATATTATTAATGATAAAAATATTATAGCTTTAACTAAAACTAATACATTATCATTTATTGGTCTAGTAAAAAATACTTTAATAAGTAATATCAAAAATAAGAAATCATTTAATGGAGGTGATATTGCCATAGGACTAACAAAACTAGATAATACATATAAAAATGTTTATAATTTAGACAAAACTTTAAAAAAATCTGAAACAATTGATGCTGGAAGCACCACAATAATAAAACAACCTAATACCCCTTTTGGACTATCTCAGCCTAGTGAATTTTATCCAGGAACAATAAATCCTCTTTCAAAAAGAATTCTTCGACAAAATATTAATATTGACACACGATTTAGAGATAATTATTATACTTCTAAATCATCAAATTTCCATGTAGAACTACCACTTCGTATAAATCAAGTTGTTAGTTTACAATTGGCAGCAATGGAATTACCCACAACATTTTATGTTATATCTCAAGTATTTGGTAATAACTTCTTTGTCTTAGAAATCCCAAGTTCAGTTCCGCTAATTGTAACTATTCCAGATGGCAATTATGATTATTTAGCATTACAAAACTATATTAATAATTTTGTGGCTACAATTGGACTTCCCTATTCAAATATCCAATTTCTAGCTGATATAAATACTCCAGGCGGAGCAGGTGAAACGTCTGGAAGTGGAAAAATGGTTGTAGGGTCTTCAACAGGAAATCAAATTTTTTCTATAAATTTTGTAACAGATCGTTATGGTAATGAAGATAAACAGTGTCCATTGCCTTTGAAACTCGGGTGGTTAATGGGGTTTCGTATGGGTTATTATGAAAATGCACTAACATATATTTCAGAAGGAATTATTAATTTATTAGGTCCTAGATATATATATTTAGTTGTAGATGATTTTAATAATAGTGTAAATGATGGTTTCTATGGCGCATTCACATCATCAATTTTAAATAAAAATATATTAGCAAGAATTTCATTACAAGGAAGCGTGTTTAACTATTTGAGTCAAAACAATTATAATTTAATAACCAATCCACGTCAATATTTTGGTCCGGTTGATATCCAAAAACTACAAATTCAATTATTAGACGAATATGGCAGAATATTAGACTTAAATAATATGGATTATAGTTTTTGTTTAAGCCTTCAGACGATTTATGACCTTTAAGGAAAAAATAAGTTTATAACTTTTTACTTTTTACTTTTTACTTTTTACTTTTTACTTTTTACTTTTTACTTTTTACTTTTTACTTTTTACTTTTTACTTTTTACATAATACCTTTTACATAATAATCCATCCAATTTATCGGACATTTTTTGGTTCCGCCATCATAACTAACAGCCAATCTTTTCTCAATCATATAATTATTTAAGTGTAAATTATCAATGTAAACATCTGCTAAAACTCTTCCGTATTTTTCTGTACCAACATTTTTTAAAGTAACAACCTTATTAAATATTAAGTTATGCATCTCTGTTTTAGCAATTTGGGCGCATTCTTTTTCATATGGGTCCTTTCCAGTAATTTCAGGACAATCAATGCCATTTAAACGCACCGAAAACCGATATAATGGTGAATTATGATAAGGTAGTTTAGAAACAATGGTAATTGTATCTCCATCATACACTTTAATAACAAATCCGGTTTCAATAGGCGGAACAAACTTAATACTATTTGCTAAAATCATAGATGGGTCTATCAATTCATTTATCCATTCATTTATCCATTCATTTACCCCATATTTAGATTTTATATCTGTATTAGATTTTATATCTGTATTACAAATTGATATATTTTTAATATTACACTCGGCAATAGAGTTGGTAATATTTTTAGGTTTTAAACAACAAAGAACTTTGGTTAACATATTATATTTATAAAGAATGTGGTTGTAGTATATATTTTTTCAATTTTATTTATAACAATTATTAAGTTATATGTAATATATAAATGTCACACACATTTGCCCAAAAACCCGCATTTGGAACGTTAAAAGAAAATTTGTATCAAAGTGATTATATTAATAGAAAAAAAGCAAAAAATACTTATTGTAGAACCCCTTCTAACTGCCAAAAAATGGCAACTGCCAATAGTTATGATAAAATCAATTTGTATAAATTGGGACGATATTCTATCGGTTTAGACAAATGTAATGCGATTCATGTCAATAAAGGCAATTTAATTATGGGACAATATACCAAATTAAATTTACAAAATGTATGTACTATTGCAGTTGGGCCGCCCCCAAATCAACATTGCTCTAATATTACTCCATGTAATCCGTGTCAAAATAATGCACTGGTCCAAATTAATACATCTTTAATGGCTCCTCCATTTTACCAGAATTACACAATTGACCCTCTTGGAGAATTATTTGGAGCATCACAATGTAACGAATTAAATTACACACATTATATGAGTTTATAATGCATTTTAGTACATTATAGAGCCATAGCTATACAATATATGCCATATAATCCCACGATACTACAAACCGTGTTAATTATTGGTATTGTATAATTGGATTTGGTATAATTATCTTTTGTATAATTGGTTCTGGTATAATTATCTTCTATATTATCTATATTATCTATATTATCTATTTCAAAGATAAATGACGTATCATGTAAATTACTCATCGATTTCATAGAGCGAAACGTTGGTATAGTTGAAGAATTATTTGGATATTTATTATTTGTTTGTTGCGCTATACTATTATTAAATGGTTTATGAATTATATCAATATCAATAAACCACCCCCAATCATCTGAAACATATTCTGTATTTTTTACTGTTTCAACTGTCATAAAATAATTGTTTAATGAAGAAATAATACAGTTGCCATTTAAATTAAAATATTGCGACATTTTTATAAGATAATAAATTAATATATATTTATTATCTAAATTCATTTCAATTTTTATTTGTTAAACATTGAATATCGGCAATTGTCTTATACTTTCTGGTTCCTTTACACCCTTGGTAATTTAAAATTGTTTCGCCCAACTATGTTTTGTTAGTGTATTATGTTTTCGTGTATTATGTTTTCGTGTATTTAACATATATTTTATATTAAGATACTATACTTAAATAACATAATGAATAATAACGCAATGAATAATAACGCAATTATATTAAATGTTGAAGAACTCATAAATATTGAGCCTAAACTATTAGATGATGCTGTAATAATAAATAAACTGGAAGAGGGGACTGGCTTTACGCCTGCCAAAAATATAAAGCCAAGCATTCAATTAGAAAATTATATAAATTTAAAAGGCGACTCAAATTTTGATTATGATTCAGAAGACGAAAATTTGCTTCACTTTATGGATAATATGAGAATTAAAGATATGCCTCCATTTAAAAAACTGGAGTTTAAAGATGTTGAATATAAAATTAACCAATCTTATTCTGATATTAATCACAAATATAGTAGTGCTTTAGATATATTAGCTAGTTATTTAAAAGGTCATAAAATTATTTATATGGAAGCAAAGTTTTATTGTGAAACTCATTTAAATTGTTATATGATGCCGTCTATTTTGTTTTCAACTATTGCAACTGTATTATCATCATATGTAAGTAATTATTATTGGGGACCAGTTTTTATTTCAGCATTAAATGGATTAATATCACTTTTATTAGCTATTGTTAATTACTTAAAGTTGGATGCCGCATCTGAAGCACATAAAATATCGTCACATCAATATGATAAACTACAGAGCACCGTAGAGTTTACATCAGGATCAGTTTTACTTTTTAGATACAATGATTTGGAAAAACATGAATATGAAGTGGAACAATTAATAGAACAAAAAAAGGAAATTAATAAAAAAATTAGTCAATATAACGTGTTTACTCATAACACTGAATCTGAAATGGTTATTAAAGAGAAAGGAATTTTGGAAGAAGAACTGCAAACCATAAGTAAATATATTGAAGAACTTGTTGCTAAAATTGAAGCGTCCACAACAACTATTGAAAAGGACATGAAACAAAAGTTAGACGATGTTGAAAAAAAAATAGCTGAAATCAAAGAAACCAACCAGTTTATTATTCCGCGAACTATTCGAATGCGATATCCAGTAATTTATAATACTAACATATTTTCAGTTATCAAAAGAATAGCGGACCAACGGAAAAAAATAATTACTGATCTAACAAATGTTAAAAACGAGATTCGATATTTTACACATTTAAAATACATTTATGAAAATAATACTTGTAATGTGTGTATAGATAATACCGCAAAAGTTAAAATTATTGCGAAAATTGTTATTAAATTATTCAAAAAGAAGAAGTATTTAATGCAAGAACTTATTTTATTAAAGTCGGCTTTTTATATTATCGACCAAATGTTTCATAAAGAAATACGTAATGAAACAAAAAGGACAAGAACACTATACGCGTTAATGTTTGGAGAAAACGATAAATATAAAAATCCAGAAGAAATGAATTATTTTATAAAAAATTTAATGGACCCGTTTAATAATTCGGTTGATAGTGTAAACAACGAATTTGATTCGTATTATGATGAATATTATGACTTATACGATATAAAACGTGATGATAATGACGGTACTAATAATAATAAAGAATTCAACATATTTAGATCTAAAAGTTATGTAAAATAGTAAATATTTAACAATATTATATATGATATTTATTGTTAAATATAAATAGCCTGAATAGTGAGTTTGATTTTGATTTTAATTTTAATTTTTGAATTACATGCACTTGCGTAAATTTAAATTTAATAACTGATCGTTTAAGGTAGTCTTTGTTCCATCTGGGTTTAAAACTGATGCCCCTGTATACCAATCTGGCGGGGTTAAAACGGGAGCCGATGTATTACACGCGCTCGCAACATTGTCAACATTAATCCCGCCTCTTAAAACACCGGTTCCGGTTTGGACCGCATATGGAAACGGCTTTTGGAACCCCACTGGAGCTTGACACCGTCTTTGGACTCGTAAGGTGTAATCGCTCGAATCTTTTGGCTGATGTAGGTTTTTTGTATAAGCCGCGTTGGCGGTTTGAAGATTCATTGTATAACCATGTGCTGGAGTTGTTTGACACCCAGTAGAGCCCGCCTTTTTGTAATAATTTATATAATTTGCCACATTATTTACATCATACCAATAATAGTTTGCAGCCGCTTTATTTTGAATATATAATCCTTGACTCGCGCTATCCGTTTGATTTCCTGTGTAATTCGGCTGAACCCAATTGTTCGGATATTGACCTGAATTTATCCATTTAAATCTACGAGCCAACATACCTCTTGTGCTTAGAACTGGGGGTTTAACTATCGAATTTTGTATTGCAACACCTGTTGTAACGGGGGTAATATTTAATGATACATTATCTGGACCATCTGGATAACGACCATTAGTTCCGCCCCACCCCTTTGGATATTGTCCGCGAAACGGTGTTGCGCTTTTACTAAATCGCATACTGGCACCTACACCTCCAACATTTCTATTTGGCCCTGTTACTGAAAACCCGGCATTAGATGCATTATTATAATTACCCCCAACCATTCCATCCGGTCCAACTAAACTGGCCTCAAAAATTGTTGAAGGCAAATTTCCTTTTCTTCCATAAGGACCTTGATATATCCAATAATTATTTGTTGATTTACCTGATATTTTAGTTCCTGTTGAAGCACTATTTATTGATTTTTTTTTAAATGTTGCTAACGACATATATCATAAATATAGATAATTAATTTATATTCAAACAAATTGTTTACTTTTTTGTCTTTTTGTCTTTTTGTCTTTTTGTCTTTTTGTCTTTTTGTCTTTTTGTCTTTTTGTCTATATTAATAATAAATTTCTGGTATCTATATCATCTTCCAAACATCTTTTTAAAAACCAATATATTTTTGTATTTTTTAAATGCGCAATTATTTGTTCTATCTCATCGGCACTTTTTATTTCATTACCAACTAACAAATATTCTTTTAAAAAACAAAATACAACTAATGTTCCTAAACTATAATAAGAGCATTTATAATTTATTGAACTTGGCAATGTTGTTTGTTTAAGTATCTCTGGATTTGAAAAATATGGGGTATTTATTGGAGCATAAAACCATAATTCATTTTCTTTAATCGGCATTAAATATTTACAACTACAAAAAACAAATGATTTGTCTATTACCATTATATCATTTATATCTATTCCGTAAAAACCGTAATTTAGTTTTTTTAAGTTTATCATTTGTTTTGTTAGGTCATCAATCATTTTTATACAAATTTTATATGACATCTTTTTTTCAAAACTATTTAATAAATATTCTTTTAATGTTCTCACTGTTTTAGCTGAAAAAAAAATTGTTGTCGATTCATTATCATATTTAACTAACTTTATCATTTGTTTTATCGTTTTATACATTGGATCCACATTTTCTCCATATATTTTTAAACTATATGTAAAATCATTTATAAAACTTATTATATAATTTTCTTTCATTTGTTTAAATTTATAACTTTATATTTATATTATTTTTTTATAAAACAAAACTTATTTTATATTTTAGTTATGCATATTTACCAATCAAACCCATAACTAGTGTCTACCATATTTTTACTATTTACATTACTTATATACATTTCCTCTTCATCTGACGACTCGTCCATTTCTGCCCAACTAATTGCGCTAACCGTTTTTATGCTATTTGTCAAATTAGGAACTGCTTTTGTTTTAATTACCTTTGGATTAATTACCTTTGGATTAATTACCTTTGGATTTAAAACAACCGTTGATAATGCGGTTGCATAACTAATGTTGTTAAAATGCGATGGAACCGTTTGTTTTGTATGAACGAGCTCGGGAAACTCGTCTACTACTAAGGCTTGATTAATAATTACATTAGGACTATCCTCGTTATCTGACTCACAATTTAAACAATCAAACGTATTTATTGAAAAGTGAGTTGGCTTTTCATCCGTTTTAATTATTTCAACGGGGTGCCTTGGTTGCTTTACTCTTTCTTTAATAAACGGACAATACTTAATAGTGTGACCGTTCTTGTAGCAGTAGCGACATTCTAAAGATAATAAAGTGGGGCAGACGATACTTGAATTCGGGTCACGCGTCTCTCTGGTATAATGAGAGCGAAATTCGGCTTCTGTTTTTCCGGCATCTTGACATACTTTACAATATTTTTGTACGGCAGTTTTGTTATTATTGGCGCGATTCATTTTTAAACTTAATAGTGATTAGTATTATATTTATATTTGTTAGTATATTATTAAAATGAATTTCAATTTTTTATAGGTTAACGTCATTTCATATATATTTTTCTCCAATAAAAAATAATTCATAAATTAATATACGATTTTAAATATACGAATATTTAAAACGCGATACACTTTATATATCATTATCCTCTAAAATTATAGGTTCTTCTTGTTTTTTATTGAAATTTGTATGAGACTGATACTTGTTTGCAGATATCTTCCAAAACCATGGGTTATCGTAAACAATTTTAATTTCCTTACCCAACAATAGTTTTCGTCGAACTGTCTGGGCTTTTTCATTTAACAACCACTTATCAAGGCGGATATACACTCGCCCATACATTTCTCCTTTTTCAGTAAGCGCTCTTACAATATGAATGTATTTAATATTACCAAATTCGAGTTCATTAAATATTTGACGGATTTGAAGTTCGCTAATAGTATTTAAAACACGAGGAATACAAATATGCGGGTAAGAAACATCAAGAGTTTTAAGGTCGATTGGTTCAACCATTGGTTCGTAATATTTTTGAGACATTTTATATTTTATAAATTTAATATAGTATTTGTGTTTAATATTTATTGTTTCAATTAATAACTTATAAAAATAATTTCAATTTTATATTTACCCTTTTATAACTTTTAACAAAATTTATAAAAAATAAAACTTTAAAATTCTAAAAAATTGAATTAAAATTTGCATATTATTATAAATTAATATACAATAATATACTTAACTGAAATGAATTTTACCGAAATGAATTTTACCGAAATGAATTTTACCGAAATGAATTTTACCGAAATGAATTTTACCGAAATGAATTTTACCGAAATGAATTTTACCGAAATGAATTTTACCGAAGTAGCTGGCACAAATAATCTATTGGATTTTGAAATTGACTTTTGTTCTTCAATATTTGTTCCAATGATTCCAATTTGTGTGCTCTCTACTAGTTTTAAAACCAACAAACCCGTTCAAGAAATTGTAGATGATATTAATGCATTATTTACAAAGTTTAATATACAGTTTGAGTTTATACGTCATACAGCAGAATACAGCGCGTCATACATTAACGGGACGGAAAAAACAGGGTTTTATGTGCATATTTACAACTGTTCTGATCCTTTAATGTATCTTAACGACAATTGCGATAAAATTATTGAAGTCCAGCGTTTGAAAGGAGACGGTTTCGTGTTTAATTCAATTTACACAGAAATTTGTAATGCCGTGCTAGGCGTCCCAACAAATTCTTCTTCAAAACAGTTTTATAGGAATATGTGGAGCGGAACAAATGACAACGAATATAACGAATTAGACAACGAATATAACGAATTAGTCAATGAATATAACGAACTCGACATAACAGACCAAACCCACTCTGACAGTTTAATCGTTAAACATGACAAATTAGCCGACAAATATAACGAATATATAAAAGAACAAGAAATCCATTTAAGAAATTTAAAAAAAAAACATAATGATTTATTTGGTTCAAAATATAATGTAAATCCTGATATGTATAGTTTATAATTAAAAATAATCTTTAATCAAGCGCGTATATAAAGTATATTCCATTTTTCTTTTAATTTTAATTTTAATTTTTCTTTTAATTTTTCTTTTAATTTTTTTATAATATATACTCGGAATAATGAGCGTATTGTATTATAAACATTAATCCTACTTTTTTATTTATCCACGTATTTGTTATATTTTTTAATTCATCTTTTGTTGGGCTTTCTAATTTATAAAACATCGTCATGCCTCTTTTAAATTGTTTATCTCCATAAGGCAAACATCTATCAGTTGTTTCGATATCATACAATAAATGTAATAATGTAATTGTGCTT